TCTTCTGGCCGGCGAGCAGCGCGCGCAGCATCGGGGCGCTGAAGAGGATAGGGCGTTCTTTCATGCTGCAATTCCTTGGAAGAGGTCGATCTGCGCCTGGCGCACGCGCGCCGGAGGGGTAGGGGTAACGACTGGGGTCTCGGCCGGCCATGACTCGCGCAGGCTGCTCGCCACACGCTTGTCGCGGTATAGACCGTGCACCGATCCGGCCGGGTCGGACCGGCATGCATCGCTGTGCATCCAGTACCAGAACTGCACCTCGGGCAGTTGGTGCGGCCACGGGTCGCCGAGGAAGCGCGCCGGGCCCCGCACGATGTAGGTGAAGATCCCGGGCGACATGCGGCCGCGCAGCGCTGGGGCGACGAATTTAGGCACTCAGATCAACCCTTGCGCTGTCTGCTCAGCTCTGTGACCATGACCCGCAGCCACCCCCCCCCTAGCGGCAAGGGCAGCGCACTCGTCGGCCGCTGATCGGATCTCGTAGGGGCGCGCGCGGACCTTCGCCGGCTTGGCCGTGTTGAACCACGCATCCTCGTCCCACGGCAACGGTCGACGCGGGATCGGCTTGTGCATCTCCTCCGCTTCAGCGCATGCGGTCGGGTAATTTCCGATGTCGAAGGCGCGGTCCGCTCGGGCGTCGTCGAGCATCTTCTGCGTGAAGCCCTCAACGACGAAGCCGAGCGAAAGTTCGTCCAGATAGTCGACGCCGGTCAGCTTGGCGACGAGCGGCGCCTTGCGCTTCGGGCGGCTGCCGGCGGCGCCGGTGTCGATCGGCTGGCCGTGGATGTTGATGAACAGGGATTCGGTCATGAGAAGAGGCTCCGTTGTTGTGGGTCATTCGGCCCGGTTGCGGGAAGGCGATTGCGCGCCAGTAACTGGGCCTGCGTCTCGTAGACGACAAGACGGTCGGCGCCCCGAATTGCTCGCCCGTCATCGTCAAGGCGCGCAACCAGCCAGTCGCTGAAGGGCAGGCCCATCGAGTCCTTGTGGCCTTCGGCGGCCCAGGCGATGAAGCTGGCGTGTTCGCGGTCGTGATTCATGCTGCCTCCCGCAGCATCGACGCGTCGACGTAGTTCGCGCCGACGATCAGCGCCATGGGCAGCGGCGACACCGAGTTGCCGCACATGCGCACCTGCGCCGTCTTCGTCAGCAGCTTGCCCGTCGAAGTGCGGGCGATCGTGTAGAGCGGCGGAAAGTCCTGGGCGTTGTACAGCTCGCGCGGCACCAGCATGCGCAGGCAGATGTCGACGATGACGTAGGGCTCGCCGCGCAGCATCACCGTGACCAGCGCGAGCCGGTCATGCGTCGTGACCGTCGTCATAGGGTCGCGCAGATCAGCCCATTGGCCGCCGGTGCCGTGGTACCGCATCAGGAATGCGGCGACACGTAGCGCACCTTCCTCGTGCTCCCGGCTCAGGTGGTACTCGAGCAGCGCCTGGTGCTCGCCGCCGGCCGAGACGGTCGTCATGGGATCGCGCGCGTCCCGGCCGATGCTGTGCTTGCGCAGCGTGGTCAGATGCGCGGAGATCAGTTGCTGCTGGCTGCCGCTCGTGGTGACCGTCGACATGGGCTGACGCAGATCTCGGGCCGGCGTCTCGTTGAAGCCGCCGTTCGCCTGCACCATGAAAGCCGTCGAGAGCGCCTGGCCGCCGCCGCTGGCCGTGACGGTGCCAAGCGGGCCCTTGATGTCATTGGCGCCATGGCTGCGACGCTTCGTCGTGCCGGCGCCCTCACCGTGGCCGGCTTGCACCAAGCAGGCCGCAGTCAGGCCGAACTTGCCGCCGCCAGCGACGACCGTGCCCAACGGAGCTGCGATGTCGAGCGCGCGCGGCGTCTGCCCTTGGCGCTCGCCATAGCCCATCTGCACGAGAACGGCGGCGGCCAGCGCCGTCTCACCTCCTTTCGCGGTGGTGATCGTGCGCAGCGGATCACGGACGTCGAACGCTGTGTCGCGGCTGTGCGTGACGGGCACCAGCGTCGGAGCGGCCAGCATCAGCTCGCCCCGGTTTGCCGCAGTCACGGTCGGCAGCGGCTCGCTCAGGCTGCGGGTTCGGTCGCTCTTGTCGGTGTGCGTGGCCGGCACGATGAACGGTTCCGGGCTCTCCAGCACGTACTTGCGCATGCCATGCGCGATGCGACGCATTGTTGCTTCGGCAAGCGGCTTCGGCCGGTCGAAGATGGTCTTGCCTGGGATCGACCAGTCGATGCAGTCTGCCGCGGCGCGCCAGCGCTTTTTGCCGCCCGTGGCGTTTTTGCTGTGCGTCAGCTCGGGCCAGACGATCGGCTCGCCGTCGAATCGGATGATCACGTACAGGCGCTCGCGCGTGCTATGCGCACCGACGTTGGCGTTCTTGATCACGCACCACTGGACATTGCCGCCCAGGCCGCGGAGGTGCTCGACGAAGTGATTCCAGTTGCGTGCCTTGCGCTTCGGATTCGGCACAAGGAACTGGTTGCGGCGCGGCACCTGCTCGCCCTTGAGGGCTACGCGGTAGCCTTTCTTGCCGGCCGCGTCGACGGTCTTGTCCAGCGTGACGACGCGCCCGGTCGCCAAGTCGCGCTTCGCGATCAGCGGAGACCAGTGCAGCATCTGCTCGACGTTCTCCAGCGTCACAATCCGTGGGCCCTGTCCGGTCTTCCGCAGCGTGCCGACCCACTTCGGGACGACCCACGCGAGCGAACGGATCTCCTGGTCGCGCGGCTGGCCGCCCAGGGCTTGGGAATGGTGAGTGCAGTCGGGTGAGGCATGGATCAGGCCGACCAGCCGGCCTTCGGTTGCCGCCAGCGGATCGACGTCATAGACGTCCTCGCAGAAGTGATGCGTCTGCGGGTGGTTGATCTCGTGCATGCCGATCGCGTCGGGATCGTGGTTGATCGCGATGTCGACATGCCGGCCAATCGCCTGCTCGATGCCCGTCGACGCGCCTCCGCCGCCAGCGAAGAGGTCGATCACGAGCTCGGCGGCGATGCCGAGGAGAAACTGGTTGTTCAGCACTGGATTCCCTTGCGGAAGACTTTGGTGAGTGAGCCGTTGACGCTGAAGCCGCGGCGGCGTGCGGCGTTGGCCAGCTGGGCTCGGACGTGATGGCTTGCCGGCACCTGGCGGAAAAGTCCGAAGTAGCTGTTCAGTGGCTCGAACAGCTCGGCGTCGGGCGCTTCGCGCAGGCGGCGCAGGGCGTTGGGCAGAGCGTTCGCGCGAGGCGTGCGATGCCACGGGCGGATGACATGGCCCACGAAGTCGATGCCGCGCGCGATCGGCTGCAGCACGGTCTTGCGCGGGTTCAGGTGGGCGCCCAGACGCTCTGGCAGGAACGCGTCGACCTGGCGCAGCCAGCCGGCCAGCACCTCGGTCGATTCATGCAGAAACACAAAGTCGTCGACGTAGCGCACGTACCGCGGCGCGCGCAGCTGGTGCTTGGCGAACTGGTCGAGCGCGTCGAGATAGACGTTGGCGAAGAATTGCGACGACAGGTTGCCGATCGGCAGTCCGGTATCCGCTGGCGCATTGAACAGGCTCTTGTGCGGCGGCACCAGGCGCATGACTGCCGCCGGTGAGCGAACCTCGACGTCATCGCGAGGGTCGTGGAACAGCACCGTCTCGGCGAGCTGCTGCCACCAGGCGCCCTCGATGCGCGGCACCAGCTGCTCGCGCAGCACGTGCTTGTCGATCGCCACGAAGAAGTTCGACAGGTCGCACTTCAGATAGAAGGCCGGCCGCGACCAGTTCTTGGTGAGGCTGCGCACCTGACCCTCAAGGCGGCGCGCGGCGTACAGCGTGCCGCGGCCCGGGATGCAGGCGCAGGTGTCGGCCGTGAACGACCGATAGAAGCGAGGCGAGATCCGGTTGTGAAGCAGGTGGTGAACCACCCGATCGCGGAAGCCGGCCGCCCAGATCTCGCGTGGCTTGGGACGCAGTGTGACGAAGCAGTTTGATCGCCCAGGCCGGTAGGCGCCTGAGACCAGATACTCGTGCAGGTCACACAGATTGCTCTCCAGGTGGGCCTCGAATGCGAGGGCACTGGCGCTGTTGCGCTTCGTGCGCCGGCAATCGAGGTACGCCTCGACGAGCAGGTGGAACAGGTTGGAATCTGCGGACGACGACTGCCTGGCGCTCGTAGCTCTTGTTGTTGTAGTTGGTGTTGCCGTTGTCGAAGTTGCAATTCCAGGCGTACGACGCGTAGTTGTCGCGCTTTCAAGGCCGACGATCCGAAGGCTTGCGCCGATCAGATCGCGAGCTGCACCAGACGCGGCCCGCGCGGAGGCGGCGGTATCTGTGGTGTGCATGTCCGTCGCCTTGTGGGCGAGGGGCGCAACCAGATTCACATGGCGCACGGGCATAAGGGCCTTGACCGTCATGCTGCAGGCGCTCCTGCGGTTCGTTCATTGGTCTTCTTCAGCCAGCCGCCACCCTGCTTGCCGATCCCATCCAGCAACTCGGTAGCTTGCGCCCATAGCTTCACCGACATGTACTTGTCGTCGAGGCAAATGCGCAACAGGATCTGCACGGTGTTTTGGACTTCGAGTAGTCGCTCGATGTATCCACGGCGATCAGCCGGCTTCATGCTGGCGTTGGCGCGGGCCATCAGCGTCAGCATTTCGATGCAGTACGCCTTGATCTCGTCGCCAAGCCTCTTGACGTCGCGCGGCATCTGGATCTTGATGCGGATCGCCAGCGATAGCAGCTTGCTGCCAGTCGCATGGATCGGGAGTTTGGTGTGCAGGGACACGGCTAGAAGGACTGAAGGATTAAGGGATCAATCTGCGGACGACGACTGCCTGGCGCTCGTAGCTCTTGATGCCGTAGCCGGCGTAGCCGTCGTCGAAGCTGCAACCCCAGGCGTACGACGCGTCGCCCTCGTATTCGTCCTCCAGCCAAAAGACACCCTCAGTGGGGAGATGGGCCTTGCAGTTCGCGATGAGCAGGCCGCGCTCAGCGAGATTCGGCCGCTTGCCACCGACACTCTCGGCATAGTTGCCAGCACCGGAGTGGTCGTACTTCTTGTCGGACACCGACACCAGCGCGAGGCGATAGTCCAACGTGCCATCGGGCTTCAGCATCTCGCCGGCGTAGTGCTCGCCCGCGCGCAGTTCGATTGCCGCCCCGGCAATGTTCAGGATGCGAGGCAGATTCTCCTCGTAGGTTGCGATGCGCGCGCCCAGCGCGACGTAGTCGGACTTCAGCGCATCCAGGGTGATCTCGGGCATGGGGTCTCCTCGTAGTTGGAAAGAAGGATTGAAGGACTCAGACTTCGATGTGAATCAAGCGGACGACGACTGCCTGGCGCTCGTAGCTCTTGTCGTAGTAGTAGGTGATGCCGTAGCCGAAGAAGCAACCCCAGGCGTACGACGCGTCGGACTTGCGGCCGGTGTCGGCGGTGAGCAGGTCGGCGGTGAAGCACGAGCCTTCCTTGGGCAACTGATCCTTGATGGTCGCGCGCAACAGGTGGAAGGCGGCGCGCGATACGAGTTGACCGCCGCGTTCGCGCGCATGGGCGATGCAGCCGTCGTGATCGAACTCATCGCCGGAGGTTCCGAGGTAGACGACGGCGACGGGCGTGCCATCGGGTTGCGTGGTGATGCCTGCGAACGTTCCGCCTTCGAACGGAGTTCCGAGCGAGAGCGCGGCAATGACGGCGAACTTGATGGTCTTGGTTTCGGTTGTGGTGGTCATGAATCGCTTTCGAGTGGTAGTTGCCGCGACGGGCTCGCGGTTGGCCATGAATGGGGTGGGCCGGTGTTGCTCCACCAGGTCGCCGTTACTACTTGGCGGCGCCGGCCCTCAGAGGGTCAGGCCGGCGCGGTTTCTTCAGGTGGGTACTTCTCGAACTGCAGCGGCTCGATGTGCAGGCCGAAGTAGCGACCGATCGACTCAGACGCGATGAACTCCGCGTACATCACCGGCGAGACGTTCGGGTAGTGATAGATCGCGCCGTTGCCGCGGTTGAATGTGACGGCCAGCGTCGCGGTGGCGGGGTCGTAGCCGATCGCGCGGACTTGTGACGAATCGACGGACGTCAGCGCAATGGGCGGGCGCGGGCCATCCTTAAAGGGCTGGGCAGGCTTGAAGGTCTTCGTCATGTTTCTCTCCGTTGGTGGTGATGGGTGGGGCGGCGTCACATCCGGCGCGACCCGTCATCGCGTCGGCACCGCCCCGTAGTCAGAAAGTGAAAAGCTCGCCGGTGTCGGGGTCGACCTTCGGCTCGGCGCGCGGTTGCGGCTCGCTTGCGGCACGTGCCTCGGCGATGCAGCGGTGAGGCGTGCCGTTCGGATTCATCGGGCGCCGATCCTTGAAGCTGATCGGAGCCGTGCAGCGATTGCAGGTGTAGGCGCGCGGCGCCCCGGCGCCATTTCCGCTACTGCGGAGGCACCGATGCTCACGGCCGTCCTCGCCGTAGGGAACGCGATCCTTGAACACGATGTTTGCGCCGCAAAATCTGCATTCGAGAGTGCGAGGCGCGTCTTCGAAATCGGACATCACGCCGCCTGCAGTTCGCACACGTGCGCGATGTGACGCGCCAGCGCAGCGCAGATCAGGGGCCACTGGCTCTCGCGGTACAGCCGGGCCGTCTTGTCGACCGCCGCGGGCTGGATGTGCAGCTGCTCCGACATGAACGCGGCGGTAACGGTGAAGCCCAGGCGCGCGCAGATCGCGCCGAGGTTCAGGGTTGCGGGCTCGTTGGCCACCGGCGCCTGCGCGGCCGCGCGCTGGAACGGCACGACGGCCAGCGCGGCAGGGGCTGGCGCTGGCGCGGCGTGGATGACGCTCACTGCCTTGCCGTTGTCAACCCATTTCGACAGCCTCTCGGATTCAGCCAGTCGGTCGGCCTCTGCCTTCGTCTCACGGTCGATCCGGTTCTGTTCATCCTGCGCCCGTTTGCGTTCGATCTCGGCCGCCCGGTCGCGCTCGGCTTGCGCTTCGCGCTCCTGCCGCAGGGTCTCGGCTGCGCGCGCGTCGGCTTCGCGCTGAGCCTTGGCCTGCTCCTCGATGCGAATGCGCAGGCGTTCAGCTTCCTGGCGCTGCAGTTCCTTCGCCTCGCGGTCGGCGATCCGCGACTTGATCAGCAGGGCCAGGTCGTCCGGCGCCTTGGCGACCAGGACGGCGACGTCGGCGAACAGGAACGCATACGCCTCCTGGGCGTCGATCGTGCGCAGGTTCTTGTCCAGGCGCAGGTGTGCGCTGCTGGCCTCGATCTTCACGCGCGCCAGTTCGGTGTCGACGGCGTCCTGCAGGCTGGCGACGGTGCGCTTGTTCTTGACGACGCCGGCGAAGTCCGCGTGGATCTGCGGCAGCTGCACGCGGCCCAGCGATGCGTTCAGCTCGCGCACGTGCTTTTCGAACGCCTTGTTGCCGCCGGCGACGATCTCGGTCTTGATCTGCAACTTGCGCGCTTCGAGCAGCTTCTCGGCCATCAGGCGGTTGTCGCGCGCCAGCTTAAGTAGCATGTCCTTCGTGCGTTTCGCAGCATCGACGGACGAGACCTGCGCGAGCATCTGCGTCTCGGCGGCGTTGAGCGCGGCCTCGGCCCTTTCCAGGGCTTCGATTTGCAGCTTGAGGTCGGCGAAGTGCTGGTCGGTCGATGGCTCGCGGATCAGCTTGTGGTCGATGAAGTCGCGCAGCGCGACCTCGAAGGACTTGAAGTTGTCCTTGATCGCGATCTCGCCCGTCACCTGGACGGAGACCGATGGCAGGGCGGTGACCACGGCGGCCACGACGACGGCGGCCGGCGTGGACGCGACGAATCCCTGCAGGTCGGCCTCAAACTGGGCCCAACCCGCAATGATCTGCGCGCGTAGTGCCGGGTCACTGGCATACCAGCAGTGACGCTCTTCCACCAACTGGTCGTTGTTCCCGTTCCACTTCGACGCCATGAACAGCACCTGCTCGGCGCCGGCGATCATGAGCTGCTGCTCCATCTGCACGCGGTAGACGTCGGGCAGGCGCACGTCGCAGTCGAAGCCCGACCCGGTGACCGGCAGGCAGGCGCGCAGCGCGTCGTTCAGCGACTTGTGCTCGAACAGCGTCTCGCCGCCCATCGTCATGCCGTCGAACGACGCCGAGAGCTTGCCCTCGCTGCCGGTGACCGGGTACAGATCCTCCTCGAGGATGGCCTCGGCCAGCGGGCGGGCCAGCGCCTCGAACCGATGCCCGTCGTCGAAGCGGCGCTGTGTGCCGGCGTCGACTTCCTTCGCGATGCCGGTGGAGTACTGCTGCAGCAGCTCCGTGCGGGTCATGTACGGCGAGCAACCCATCATCGCCGGCGCGTCGCTGGCGTTGAAGTGCTGGGCACGGTAGGCCAACCACTCGGGCGAGCCTTGGATCAGGTCGTGGATTTTCATTGCTGGTCGTCCGAAGTTGCGGCGGCCTGGCCGTCGATGGGCGAGGCGTCGAACACCTCGAGGTTGCGGATCGCGGTCTTCTGAGCGTCGGAGAGCACTCCCTTAGTCGAGACCATCGCGATGAGGCGGTCGGCGGTCTGGCGGCCGCTCTGCACTGCAGCCTTCCACGCGGTGAAGTTCGCGTCGAAGCTCTCCTGCGGGTAGGGTGTGAGCTCGGGGCGAGCGGGCGGCGGCGGGGGGGTCGCGACGACCTCGTCGGCCATTCCCATGTCGCGAACGGTCGGCATGTCCATCGCCTCTTCGGGAACCATCATTCCGCCGATGGCTGCCGGGTAGACGGCGCGGACGCCCTCGGCGATGCAGCGCGCGCGCAGCATGGCCCGGGGGTAGTTCTTCCAGTTGTCCTTGCCCGTCAGGCCGGCGCGCTTCGCCTGCTCGAAAGTCCACTCCATCCGCAGGGTGCCGCCGGAAGGATGCGAGAACGAGGCGTCCGCCTTCGTCTCGCTCAGCTCGTTCCACTTGATCGAGCCGCCAGCGGCCTGGAACCGCGCGAGGACGCTGTGCGTCTTGCGGGTGGCCTTGCCCTGGATGATGTCGTAGTCCTGCGAGATCGTCGCGGGGTGCTGCTGCTCGGACTGAGCGACCAGCATCAGCGCGAGCGCTTGGTCGCTGTTCTTCATGCCGAAGAGACCGGACTTCGCCATGGTGTCGGCCATGCGGATCATCTCGTCGAACGAGATTTGCTGTTGAACAGCGACTGCGGTTGTCATCAGAGGTGTTTCCAGTTGGTGCCCGACAAGATCAGGCTGATTTCGGACTGCGATACCCCGTAGCGGCGCGCCAGCACGTACTGGTTGGCGTCCACGCTGCGGGGCTCGTAGGCGGCGCGGATTTCGAGGACTTGAGCGGGCGTCAACTTCGACTGAGCGACCTGCTCACCGCGCAAGTTGCGGCCGTGCTCGACGCGGTCGGCGACGTTGTCCTTCACCGTGCCGGGCAGCAGGTGCTCGACGTTGATGCAGGGCGGGTTGTCGCAGCGGTGACGGATCACGACGCCCTTGAGCGCGTCTGGGTGGACCATCTCGTTCAGCGCGTAGGCCAGCCGGTGCGCGAGGAACTGGCGACCCTGGAACTGCCCGTAGCCGTAGCCGGACTTGCGCAGCGATCCGCCGAACGGGATGCACGGGGTGAGGGTGGTGGTCACAGGTGGAACCTCGGCGCCGTCAGGAAGTCGAGGAGGGCGCCAGCGAAGCGCCTGGCGCGCTTGCGCAGCGACACGCGGCCGCCGGTGACGGCGATCTGGATGGGCGGCAGGTCAGGGCGGATCGGGTGGACGTTGTCCAGCTCGCTGGCCTGCGGGTCGGGGACAGCGCGGCCGTGACGGTTCCAGCGGCCGGGGAGAAGCGCCCGGGTCATTCCTGCCATCCCGCGGCCACGAGGCCTTCGGCATGCGCCTCGGCGTAGTCGGTGGCCAGCGCCTGCAGCTGCGCGGCGCGCATGGCGACCAGGTCGGCCTCCGGTGCGATCAGCAGGTGCAGGTGGTTGTCTGGGCCGTCGGCCTCGAGCAGGTCGTGCGCAACGATCGTGACCGGCACGCTGAAGACGCGGTAGGCCCATCGGTCGCGCGGATCGCTCTCCGTGGCCGCGTTGTAGCGAACGGCCCGCGGCAGCTTCGGCGTGCTCGCCGCGTGCGCGTGCTCGATCGCGCGCAGGAACATGCGGCGCAGCAGGTGGTGCATGTTTTCCAGCGCAGTCTTCGCGGCCGCGGCGTCTGCCTCGTCGGTCAGCGCTTCGATCTGGTCGTCCGTCAGGCGATCGCGTGCGGCGCTCGTCATCGGGAAGAGGGCAGCAGCGCGCGTGATCGCGGCCGTGCTGGTGGTGTGCAGCGCGACGTTCATTGCGCGCTCACCGACTGCAGACCCGGGTGCGGCTCGAACTCGTAGTGCTTCGTCGCGTCCTTGTTGACCAGCTTCCAGCACCGGGCGTTGCCGCCGACGATGCGAAGGGAGAGGAAACCGACCTTGACCTGCTCGCCAATGGCCCACGTCTGTTGCGCGGGGCGGCGGGCTTGGGGCATTCCGTAGCGACTCATCTTCAGCTCCATCGGGTTCGTGATTCGATGGAGCGACTGTGCCACAACTAAAACGTGTGCACAACCAAAACGTGTGTAAGTGATAACCCTTGGTTGTGTTGTGGGCGTGAAAAAGCCCGCCGGAGCGGGCTTGGTTGGCTAGCGGCGCCGATCTACCGAGGTCGGTAAATCTTCAGTTGGTCGTTGTCAACGTCATCTTCTATTTCGCTGATCAGCGTGCCTGGCGCGACACGCATCATGTCTTGCTGAATTTGCTGACCACCAACGAAGGATGTTTGCTTCACGACCTCGCAGGGCACCTTGCAGCTCATGACGATGAGCACCCCGTTACTCACGGACGTGATCTTGCGGACGCCGCCGCTTTCACCCATGTAGCGAACCATGATCATTTCCTTGACGCCCGTCCCGGCGGCCCGCTCGGTCTCGCTGACGGCCGGCTCGTAGCCATACTCGCCGTCCTGCTCAATGGCGAAATTGTGCGGCGGCGGCTCAGGCGGGGGCGCCGGCTCATTTCGCGGGGCAGGCGCCACAGGCGTGGCGTCCTGGGCCGTCGCAACGTTGGTCGGGTGTGTGGCGATTGCTGATGGGCTATCGGGCTGTCCGGCCCACACCAGGCCGCCAGCAAGTACAGCCGCACCGACAAATAGGCCAACCACCTTCGGAGTTGTCGCCGAGACAACTTTTATCGGCCGGAATTGGTCGGGCGGCGCACCGCACTTGGGGCAATTCGCCGCTTCAGTGCTGACCGCACCGTCGCACTCTGTGCAACTCGTCATCGCCATAGATCGCCCTCCTGTTATCCGCGTCTGCCAACTGTGCCGTCGAAGACGGCCAATACGGTCAGCCCATCACGTTCCGAGTCCATCGTCACGTAATCACCATGTTCCGGCTTCGCCTCCCAGCGGCCGTTCGGCGCCTGGCGGTATGTCCGGATGTACCAGTCGCCCGATGCGTCCTCAATGAGCACCGTGTCCTTGTTTCTCGGTGCAAACGACCTGTCGAAGACGACTTTCATTCCTTGCAAGATGATCGGCGCCATCGAATCGTCCGGCGCCACCACACTGAAGCGCTCATTGGCCGCCAGCATCGACTTGTCCCCCCAGTTCACCGTCGGTAATCCCGACTTTGGCTCGACTGTGGAGGTTCGATGGCTCACTGTTTGAGCTACCCGCATCGATCGGTGGGATTCGTCGACAACGATCAGGTCAGGCGCCTCGGAAAGGTAGATCACGCCATGCATGAATGTCTCTATCGGCACGTGCAGGGCACTCGCGACCACGTCTGCGCGACGCCTTGATGGCGCGGCCTTCCCCTCAACCCATTTCCGCAAGGTCTCGTAGCTGACGCCAAATTTCTTGGCGAGCGCCTTTCGAGTCAGGGGCGCAAGGGCAGGGTTGGTTTCGGCGATGCGGATTATCCGGTCGCCAACGGTGTCCTCGTTCATGCCCGGCAGGTTGCCACAACAAAACGATGTGTCTAGCAACATAAAAGTTGTGCCACACGTTTTAGTTGTGTAGTATGCGGGTCATGAACGACCCAACCGCCTCCGCCATTGCCCGCCTGGTTGAATACCACCAAGGCCCGTCCAAAGTCTCGCAGCTCCTCGGCGGCAAGCCGGTCTATCAGGAGGTGCAGCGCTGGGTTGCTCGTGGCTGGGCCTCGCCGATGCACATTCTCGCGCTCGAGCCCTTTCTGCCGGACGGCATGACGATACATGACCTGAACGCCGACAGGTTCAAGGCGCGCGGCGAGGTCGCTCCGCCTCCTGGGCCGCCTCCGACCTTTGCGCGCCGCACCACGGACCACCCCGAAGGCGCGACTCCGGCGCCACATCAGCCCGGAGAAGAGCGCCGGCACGAGCCCGACCGCCGCGCCGACGCGCGCCTCGCGGCCGAACAGTCGACCGAGGCCCTGGCCGCCGCGATCACTGCGAACGCGCCGGCCTTGGCCCACGCGCTCGCGCCCGCCGTCTCCGAGGCGCTGGCCCCGGCGATCGTCGCGGACGCGCCGGCGCTCGCAGCTGCGCTGAAGCCGGGCCTGGCGGCGAAAAAGAAGACGGAAGGCTGACCGATGCTGACCGTCATCGCCATCAGCTTGGTCTTGTTCATCCTGGTCACGTCGTTCTGCAAGCGGCAGGGCCTCTTCGATGCCGGCTCCATGGGTTTTGGTCAACTCTGCGCCTTCGTGCTCTACGCGGTCGTCTGGGCGCTGCCCACGCTCGCGATGCTCGCCGGCCACTTCATCCGCGTGAGCTGAGCCATGACCATCCCGTGCCCGTTCTGCGGCCGCGCCGCGCGCGACCTCTTCACGCTGTCGCTGCACCTCGACGACGACCATCCCGGCCGTGAAGGCGAGCTCGTCGTGGCCGTCGCGCCCGAGCTGCGCTTCGTCCCGATCTTCGAATGCGACATCGATGCCGTGCATCGGTCGCGCGCTGCGCCGCCGGCGCTCTGCTGTTGAGTTCATGCCCGGCAGTCTCCTTTTTTTGTCC